CGCTGCTTGTATTTTTCCATGATGTTATTACAAGCTCTTTCCACCATGTGGTCAAATCTATCCGCTTTATGAGTGCCCGGGGGAACATGATATTTTTCTTTGAGTTCCTTACACATCTTTGTGACAAACCCTTCTTCACCTATAGTAAAGGTTCCCTCAGTTTGATTAAAGAATCCACTAATACGACTACGAATTTCATCAACTAACTTATGTCCAGTACCACTTTCAGCAAGTGGGGCAGGATTTGGAATCATTGGTCCTGGGGCTGCTCCTGGAGGCGCTGCTTCAGGCGGTGGTGCTGGAGGGGCTGCTGCTTCAGGAGGTGGTGCTGGAGGGGCTGCTGCTTCAGGAGGTGGTGCTGGGGGGGCTGCTGCTTCAGGGGGAGTAACAGGGGGAGTAACAGGGGGAGTAACAGGGGGAGTTACTGATGTGCCATCAAACCCCAATTTACTACTTAAATCTGTGCCATTTTCTCTATCATGCGACTTTAAATATGACGCGATAATTGGTCTAGCATCCATTTCATCTAAACCCAAATCTGCTAGTATCTGAAACGCACGATTTAATTTATTATTATCTATAATACCTTTTATACTATCTCTAACATTATCCCCATCTGTGCCTAATGGTAATTCATTACCAAATAAATTCTTTAATTCAGCCATGGCCTGCTGTTGTAATTCCTCATTGTCATCAAATAAATCATCATCTTCTTTGACTATTTGATCTAGATAACTTTCAAAAGCACTTAATTCTTTAATTTTTTTGTTTTTTAACTTTAAATCTTTTTTATCATCATTGGTTTTTAACATGTCCTCTTCTGTGTCAATCTCTTTAACAGGCAACTGTGATTCATCAACTAATTTATAGATATAAGGAAATGCTGTTTTTAATTCTTCATTGAAACTACGCACAGTTAATCTATCAATCCAATCATTGAGTACTTCCTCGGGCACATCCTGTGATTGATTTACTCTAAAATTCTCTTTAAAAACACTATAGTTTTTAGACATCTGTAATGAATGCACTTGTTTTTTGATGTCATTAATACGTTCAATTACTTTTTGTTGAATATTGCCCATGCTTTCACTAACTACAGGGCTACGATCTACATAATTCTTAAAAAATCTTAGTTTACTTAATTCTTCACTAAGTCCAATAACATGACGACCAATATCATCATATGGTGTACCACCATGACTTACGTGCTGGGCCAAAGCTCTTGCACCATTTAAATGCTTGACTGGGTATAAAAATCTTTCACCCATTGCATTTTCTACATAAATGTTCTCAATACGTTGAGATCTTCCGTTCATGGAGTTTAAATTAACAGGTTGACTGTGTCTTACTATAATTTTAGCCTCACCTATTTCTTGATAACTGGTCTTACTAGTACCAAATAGTTTTGATTCATTCATATCATTTTCCCCTAAGGAATCTCTTTTATCCAAATTAGTTTGTGAAGGATTTTGTGCATTAAAATTTAATCCATGTGTTTGAGCAAATTTAGGCAATATATTTCTAATAAACCTATCCCATGACCTGTTATTCACTGTATCACTCCACTGCACATCTAAACCAGGATCTTCACCTTCTTCTGATAGGCTAATAGTAACATTTACTACTTTTTCACCTTCTTCATTGGTAAAATCAAAGTTAAACTTTCTTGCATCAGCATCTTTTAAATTAACGCCGTCAATAGGTTTGTCGTCCGCAGTGGATTTTTTAAGGCTGGGAAACCTTGTTTGCAATTGTCTACCCAAATCTTTGGCTATTTGTTGGAAATTCGCACTCATATCAATATTTATTAGAAACTGCTGGAAATGAATATAGGTAAAGGTGCTTCAAAATCCTCTTCTACGTGTACACCACTAAGACTTTCAAACACCCTTGGATCCCAATCAGCCACTAAAGTACTCATTCTAACCATCAATAACAAGGCACTTACCAAGTCATCATGATCACCGGTCTTTGCTTTGAAGGTAAAACCAGCTGCAATAAAACTCTTTAGCTCACTGATCAAGCTTTTACTATTAATTTCCATCTGACCTGTTTCAATTAAATGCTTTAATCTAGCACAAGCCGATATTTTACTACTATGTGTAGTGTTAAATCCTTTACGAAACTTACGCACATGCCCTTTGCGTATGGGTTCTGAAACCATTAACCCGCTAAATTGCTCTTCACCTAGGTCTTTGATCACTACTAAACCTGCTTCGCCCACAGTATTGTTTTCTATACTCCAGTAAATGTTATTAGATGCACCGCCCATTTCATCACTGAGATATTTAAGTATGTCTTTTAGAATTTTAATCTGCCCTTGAATAGGGGTAGTATTATGATGCCACTCTGCTACCTGTTTAAATGTGGGCAATTCAAACACTTCTATAGCACTATAGTTTCCACCTGTACCTAAACTAGGATCTAAACTGACTAGATATATGTTATCTGAATTTAATCTACTATACCACCTAGTTTGACCCATTTTAAACAAAGGATCCCTGCCAGTTAATTCACTCAATCTAATACTATTAACTAATGTTTCATCATAGATCAAAAATTCGCAGCCGTATTCACGACGGAATCGTTCTTCACCAATTCTACTTTGCTCTTGTGCGGCCCAAGCATCGTCTCTATCTGGGTGTTCATCCCAAGTACAAGTAAAAGGAAAAAATCCATTAGCACCTAATTCTTGCTCATTACCATACTCGTCATAGTTATTATTAGCTTCTTTCCATATTGTAGCAAATGTGTCTTCGTCACTGTTAGGTGTACTGGTAATAATAGCGCGACCACCAGTGGCCAATGTAGGTGATATTGACGTCCAAAATTCATCAGCAATATTTGGCATCACAAAAGCAAACTCATCGCAATATAATAAGGATATACTCATACCACGACCAGTATTGCCTGTAGTTGTAGCAGATACAATACGTGATCCATTGTCAAATTCTATACTACCTTTATTATAATTGATCACACCAGATCGAATATAGTCAGGACAAAGCTCATATGCATAACGAATACGCTGCATAATCTCCTGCGAACCAGTATATTTGTGGGCAGCAATTAGAATAGTTTGGTCTTGATGAAACATTGCATACCAGAGTAAGTACCCACTCGCACAGGTGGTCTTGCCCATCTGTCTAGGCAACATGTTTACAGTAAATCTATGATTATGATATGCGTGTAGAAGTCTTACTTGGTAATCAAAAGGTTCAAATAATAACTTGCCTTTGACCGGATGTTGAATATAAAAGAAATTAGTGCAAAAATGCAAGTATCCAACTTCAGGATCACTGCATTTTAAGAGATTTTCTACCTGCTGTTCGGTATACTTTTCTTTCTTATAGGCTTTCTTAGTAAGTACACCATCCAGAGACTTGGACATTATCTTCCTTTAACTTCGGTATACAGATTTTTTAACTTATATTTTAAAGTTTCGTGCATGGGCATACTCATTGGGTTGTCGCCTCCACGATAGTTATGTTTAAATGACTGTTTAGGTTTGTTTAAATCATCACCACTTGGCACTGCTGCTGCCATACCAGCATATTCTTCATCGGGACTGTTAGAATATTCATCTAATTCTAGTTCTAATTCACCCGCATCATTCTCGTCATGATCTATTTCATGTCCCATGCCATGCATGTCATGACCCATATCATCCATGTCATGACCCATATCATGCTCAGGCTCTGAAACTGCAACTACTGCACCTGCTGGACTACTAATTGCATCATCTGGAGCATCGTCGCCATGACCTTTTAACACATTCAACAAGTCACGAATGCCTTCTGGTCCTGTAGCATTCATACTAACATTCATTGTAATAGGAGGATGGCCAGCACCACTCATCATGCCCATTCCACCGATTGACGGCATAATACCACACTCTTGAACAGTTTGATTGGATTCTTTTAAAATCTGTTTGTTTTGATCTAAATCTGTTATAGTTTGTAATAGTTTTTTGAAATCCATTATTCTGTCCTGTTGATTGAACTTAACACACTCTTTAAGAATTGTGATTGTTCCATGTTATGTGCTTTTTCTGTAGGAGCACTCTTGGCTAATAATTGATCATTAACACCTTTATATTGCTCACCTCTATGGCGGTCTTTACCTAAACTTTTTATAAAACTTAACTTAGCCTTTTCACCTGCCACTGCTTGATTGTTTACCTTTTCATAAGGTTTATTTAAAATAGCTTCACTTTTAGTGCCTACTCTACTATAACTATCAATATTATATTCTATTTCTTCTTGCTCTTTTAATGTTCTAACTTTTAAATGAACGGGATTAATTTTTAATTTTTCTGACAAATAAATTGCTAACTCGTGACTGGTCACTGGATACCCACAAGTAACATCATACAAATTAACTTGTATGTTTCTAAGCTCGGGAAAATCCATTGGGGTCTCAGCAATAGGTGTTCTCATTGTTTTAGTTACAGTGGTGCATTCAAACTTTGAAAGAGCAGTTTTCATATTCTCTTCAATTTTATCGTCAACGTCACCGGCAATTTTAACCTTAAATTCGTAGGTTTTAATGCTTTCTATTAGGTATTCCTTAAATATGCTCATAATCTTTCCAATATGCTATATTTATTTAATATTTTTAAGTTTTTCCAATAGACTATTCCTATCAGCTACAATGTAACCATTACCTGGAATATCTAAACCTTTAGTATTATCAGAATTGGCTTCTTGATCGATTTTTTGTTTTTTCAACTGTAGCTCAATCATTTTAAGCTTTTTATCAATCTTAGCGGCTTTAGCATCAATAGCATTCTTAAGCATAGTACCAGCAACTTCAAAAATACGTCCACTGTAACGTGCTTCCACATTCATACCTAAATCCATAAGATCATCATAAGCATTAGTGGCACGATCTGCTAGAGCATCAAATTCTTTATCACTTATGTCACCTAAGCCTTTGACCTGAGGCAATGCTGCGGAGATTTTATCAAATTCTTCCATGTCTCTTAAAAAAGCTTCTGGCTTTTCTGCCTTTTTAGCTTCTTCCTTGACAATTTTTTTATTTTCAGGTAAATTTAATACTTCTTCTAATTTTTTAGTCATACCTTATTTATCTTGCTCCGCCTTGGTGGAAAATATCTGTCTCATTTAACACACGAAATTTTAACCCATGACCTTTACACCATGCTGTGGCTGCAGCCCATTTGTATTGATTAACAATAAATTGTGCTTGTCTAGCTGTATTACGTCCAACTCTTTCTAAAAGCTGTTGATTTTGTGGTTTAATTTCAATAACTTCTGAAAGTAAATTATTATTTTTGTCTAGGTACTGTATGAAAAAATCTGGCACATATACAGTAACACGCTTAGTTAAAGGATTTTGATAGGGTATTTTTATACTTTCACTGGCCCATTTTTGTATACTAGCATGGCTATCACAAAAATTCATAAAGGCAAACTCCCAACTACTGCGATATGTTGGGCTTTTTATGCCTATATATTTTTCTGGAAACTTGGGAGTAAATTTACCTTTAGCAAACTTGCTCATACCAATATATTACGATTTTCAAAAGTATTACTATTATTACTGACTTTATACCCTAATACACTAGTTTGAACCCTATAATAATTTAATACCTCTGTAACTACTTGACTTAGTTGTGTATCATTTAGATTTTTAAGATTGTCCAACACTTCAAAAATATTAACGCCATCTAATTTTGCTTGATTTAATAAGACAATACCTGTACTACGAGCAGCTTGTTCACCAAACCCTCTTTTAATAAAAAACCCTAGCACAGCATCAATTTGATTACTGGGGAAAGTAACCTGACCTAAAAAAAACTTATCAAAAAATGTTCTAACTTCCTGACTATTTAATGAAGTGTCTAAGGGTAAATTACTCATATTTTATCCCATACCGCCTATTTGACTAGGTGTAGCTGTAGTTGAATTATTAGGCTTTTTAGATGGAAAAAATGTATCTTTTAATCCATTAACAGCCAGTGCTGTTCCTGCAACGGCTGCACCTGCCAATAATGCACTGCCCTCAGAAGCAATCCCTGCTTTGGTCAATCCTTTAGCATTTTGATATGTATTAATTGCCGCAAAACCAGCAGTGAAATAATCACCCTTACTAATACTATCAGCTACACTAGAGATTCCTGCTAATACACCGCCAGTGCCAAATATTGTTTTAGAGCCGCCACCTGCTGGACTTAATGGGCTTGGTAACTTATCATAATGATCTTTAGCAAATCCTATGACATTATCACCTTCAATAGCCCCTACATCATAAGAAACTGCTTCATATGCTATTGTCATAGTACATTCAGCACTTCCGCCAGCTTGCTCTGCACTATTTGGACTATCATGATTAAACGCAGTAACTAAAGGGTTGATCAATGTATAACTGTTATATTCTCTTTTATTAAGTTGATATAATACTATTCGATTAAAAAAAGGTATTGACGAGTTATTATCAAATCCATAATTAACATTAATATTTTCTGGACCTTTTGTAGCATTTCTTTTATAAAATTGGCTTTTAGCTACTAAAGGATCTGAATAATAATAAGAATAATAATTTTGCCAAAGTCTATTAACTATATGAGCTCTATCATCATGAAATTTAAAAATCATAGGCTGATGCTCATGTGTTAATTGAACTACTTTTTTACGATTATATTGATTTAAAGTTGCTGTCCTAACAGTAAATTTAGGAAGATCAACACCTTTAACTAAAAGGCCAATCTCAAATTGATGACGATCTTTTAGACTTGTATCACGCAACGCCCCTTTGTTTATATCAAAATATACATGATATAAAAACTTTGCTTTGGGTGCTAATCTAAAATTATCATCAACAAAAGTCCTAGAAGCATGTTGCCAATCACCAAGCTGGCCTTTAGGTTTAAGAAGACCTTTTGCTGTATCTTTTAGATTGAATCCAGCACCAAGAGTATTTAATAATGAATTAAATTTACTAGCCATATAGTTTATTTATAGTATTTGATAAAGTGCTATTATAACTAGCCAATAAAAAAGGGTCCGAAGACCCTTTTTAAAATAAAGATCTATTAACCGCCACCTGTGGCCATTGTTCTTAAAGTTCTTCCAACGTTTGCACCAACTCCAGAACCTTGTGGAGTTTGAATACAGTTGTCTGGCTGAATTGACAAGTCAATTGTTGACGGCGTTGCTTCAGAATAACTTAAATTTTGATAGTTTGCACTTACAATATAGCAACCATAACATTCCCAAGTTTCTAAAATGTTAGCATTCCATATGCCGTTACCACCATCTAGTACTTCAACTTTCATTGTGAATTTATAATCTGTACCGCTGGCTGCTGATGCTTGCTCGAAGAAGTCAAATTGCTTCTGCATCTGCTCACCAATCATCTTACTTACAACACCAGTGGCATCATCACGTAAAGTAATAGTCATAGCCTGCCATGTTGGTTTTCCAGCATAGTTAATTTTACTGTTATAAGTTTCAATAACTGTATTTGCAAACTGTACGTTTGGCTTGGCTGCTGTTTGTACTTGTTTGGTTAATTCACTAGTTGGTGTACTGACTCCAAAATTCTCAAATAAAATC